TGTCTCAGCTGAAACAGCACCGTGAAGAGGTCGTAAACCCGAAGCTGCAGACCCGTGGCGGATCATCGGAGCGCTCGCCGCGCAAGGTCGGCGGCGACAGTCTGAATGACACCCGGAACCGGACCGAAAGCGCCAAGGCAACGGCGGCTGAACTGGATCTGGCAGAGCGCCTGCGTCTGACGCTGCGACGGGATGATGTCGAGGCTGCGGTTGCTGCAGCGGGCGAGGTTTTGAAGCAGGCGGCACAGGCAATCGCGCGCGACAAAGCCGAAGCGCTGGCGCGGATTACCGATCCGAGAGAAATGGAGCGCGCGCTGGAAGAGATAATGCGCGTTATGCTGGAAAAAGGGTCGCAGGCCCTGACCCTGTCGGCGATGGCGACAGACGGCACTCATGCAACTTGAGGCGCTGGATGGCTGCGCCCAGGCGCTGCCTGTCGTCTTTGAAACTCTGGCGGCGATTCTGCGGCCAACGCCAAAACTGTCAGTTTCCCAATGGGCGGAACGCTATCGGGTGATCTCGGCGGAAAGCGGGTCACGTTATCCGGGGCATTGGCGCAATGACCGGGCGCCGCACCTGGTGGATGTGATGGATGCCCTCGGGCCGGATGATCCGGCAGAGGATATTGTCTTTGTTGCCTCGGCCCAAGTGGGAAAATCCGAGGTTGGGGTCAACTTTTTCGGTTATGTCGTGGCCCAGGACCCCGGGCCGATGATCATGGTGCTGCCCTCGTTTGAGGAAAGCATAAAATACGTCCGGACCAAGCTGCAGCCCGCGATCGATGAAACGGCGGTGCTGCGGTCACGGGTTCTGGAAGCCACAAACCGGGCCGAGCGGGGCAGCACGGCCAGTTACAAACGGTTCCGGGGCGGATTCGCGCAGATCACCTTTGCGGGATCGTCCAAGGGCCTGCAAATGCTGTCGGCCAAATACACGGTCGGCGATGAGGTGAGCGAATGGCCTGCCACGGCGGGCGAGCGCGGCGATCCGGTGGCGCAGCTGAAGGTGCGCACAAAAATTTACGAGCGCGACCGCAAGCGGCTTTGGGTTTCCACCCCGGCGATGCTGGGATCGTGCCGGATCACGACGGATTTTGAGCGGTCGGACAAGCGCCGTCGCTATGTGCCCTGTCCGCATTGCGGCGCCTATCAGGTGCTGCGGTTCGAAAAGCTGAAATGGGAAAGTGAAGACTGGCCGCACCGTGCCTGGTTCGAATGTGCAGCGCATGGCTGCGTGATCGAGCATTTGGACAAGCCGGACATGATGGCGGACGGACGGTGGATCGCCACAGCGGGCGAGGATGGTCCGACCGAAGTGATCGCGGCAGAAGACGTCGAACGATTCGCGGCCCGATGGGTTCCGGGCCGGTTGCGCGGGTTTCACATCTGGCAGGCCTATTCGCTGTTTTCGAGCTGGGACATGATCGTAGCCGAGTTCCTGGAGGCCAAGGGCGGCCATGAACGATTGCGGGTGTTCACCCAGCAGGTGCTGGGCGAGGCCTGGGAAGATCGGGGTGATGCGCCGGAAGCGGAGCGGCTGCATTCCAACCGGGTTCTGGAGTTTGCCAAGGGCAAGCCGCCTGTGGGGCCGGTTGTGTTTACCGGCGCAACGGATGTGCAGGGCAACCGTCTAGAGTGGGCGGTCTGGGGTTGGTCGGAGGGCATGACGCGCTGGTTGGTGGACTGGGGCGTGATCGTGGGTGACCCGATGGACCCAGAGGTCTGGGCGGCCCATAGCCGCATGATGCAGGCCTGCCGATACGCACCGGGCGGCGGGCGCGAAACAGAGGTGGATGCCTGGGCGATTGACACGGGCTATGCCAGCCACATGGTCTACAACTACACCCGGGGCCGCCCGAACTGCTTTGGCGTCGATGGTCGGCATAAGCGCACCGAACCCTTTGTGGGCTCGCCCAAGCGGATCGACGTGAACCTGAATGGCAAACGCATTCCGAAAGGGGCCATCCTGTGGCCGGTCGGGACGTTCGGTCTGAAGTCGGATCACTATTCGGCAATCCGGAAAACCATCGCCGGGCGGGCCGAGGATGGCAGCTGGCCGCCGGGATCGATGATCCTGCCCGGCGATCTGGATCTGACCTATGCCGAACAGATGACGTCAGAATATCTGGCGGAAGTCGAAACCAGTTCCGGCGTGATCGTGCGGAAGTGGGACAAGCTGACCGGGCGCCCGAACGAAGCGCTCGACATCGCCTGCTATGCGCGGGCGATGGCCTACCACCTGAAACTTGACCGGATGACCAACGATCAATGGTCAGCTCTGCGGGAGGAGCGGTTCGGTGCCTCGGGCCAAGAGCCGCAGGGCGATCTGTTCACGGTGCAGATCGCACCAGCAGTCGAACCTGCAGCGGCACAGGCCCCTATTCCAACGGCGGCACCTTTGGTGCGGCGCAATCGCGGACGGATAAGCTGAAATGGCAACAGTTGACTACGCAGCGCGGCTTGCCTTGGTGCAGGCCGCGATCACCGCTCTGCTGTCTGGTGGTATCAAAAGCTATGCCATCGAAGGCCAGCAGGTCACGAAACTGGATCTTGATGCGCTGACCAAAGAGGAAAGCCGCTTGGCGGCAAAGGTCAACCGGGCGGCGGGAACGGGCGGCGGGTTCCGTGCGGCGGTGCCCCGGTGAAAGGCCGCATCCAGCTCAACGCCATCGACCGGGCCGTGGCGTGGTTGTCGCCGAAGGCTGGGTTGGAGCGTCTGCGCGCCCGGCAGGCCATGGCGGTTACATCCGGATACACCGGCGCCCGGAAGGACCGCAATGCCACCAGCCAATGGTCGGCGCTGGCCGGTTCGAGCGCGGATTACGACACGCTGCCGGATCTGGATGTGTTGCGCGCCCGGTCGCGCGATCTGGTGCGCAATGACCCGCTGGCACAAAGCGCGGTCTCGACCAAGGTGTCGCATGTCGTGGGGCCGGGGCATGTGGTGCGCCCCGAACTGGACAGCAGCCGACTGAAGATTTCGCCGGAAGAGGCCCGGCAATGGGAAGAGTTGGCACTGGATATCTGGACGCATTGGGCTGAAAGCCGCGACTGTGACGTGACCCGAACGCAGACCTTTGCCGAGCTGGAGGATCTGGTCTATCGGTCGCGGCTTTTGTCGGGCGACTGCCTGGTGGTGCGGCGGTTCAAGCGCCGCAAAGGGCGGCTGCTGGGCAGCTGTGTGCAGGTGGTGGAGGCGGATCGTCTGTCAAACCCGAATTGGGCAATGGACAATGACACGCTGGCGGGCGGGATTGAGGTGGATGCCGACGGTGCGGCGATGGCCTATCACATCGCCAACCGGCATGCGCTGGACCGGCATCTGACCCAGACCGTCTGGCAGCGCATTCCGGCCTATGACGCGCGCGGAAACAAGATGGTACTGCACATCCACGGCCCGCGCTGGCGGCCGGAAATGTCGCGCTATGCGCCGATGCTGGCGCCGGTGATCCAGGCCCTGAAACAGCGGTCGCGCTATTCCGAGGCCGAGTTGATGGCTGCGGTGGTGTCGGCCTGTTTTGCCATCGGCATGGTGTCAGAAGACGGCAACCTGTCGGCGTCTTTGCCCACCGTGGGTGGGGGCGGGGCTGCGGGCAATCAGATCAACCTGACCGAACCGGGGCAGATTTTCGACCTGCTGCCAAATGAAAAGGTGCAGAGTTTTGCGCCGGGCCGCCCCAGCCCGCAGTTCGCGCCGTTCATCGATGCGGTGGCGCGGGAGGTGGGCGCGGGCACCGATCTGCCGCAAGAATTGCTGGTGAAGCAGTTTCAGGCGTCCTACTCGGCCAGCCGCGCCGCGATGGAGCTGGCCTGGCTCTATTTTAAGATGGACCGGGCGCAGCATGTCGCCCAGTTCTGCGCGCCTGTCTATGAGGATGTCATCTCGGAGGCGGTCGCGCTCGGCCTGCTGAAGGCCCCGGGGTTCTTTTCCGATCCGCTGCGGCGTCAAGCCTGGCTGGGTGCGGTGTGGATGGGCCCGGCGCGGCCCACCATCGATCCGGTCAAGGATGCCAAGGCCGACGAAATCTATCTCGACATGGGCGTGACATCGTTGACGCGGGTCGCGGCGGAACGGTTCGGGGTCGATTACCGAGCCGTGCAGCGGCGCCGGGCGCAGGATGGCAGCGACGATATGGCCGAACGCAAACGGCAAGGCAGCGCCGCGACAATGGCGCTGCCCCCGGCCGACCCGGAGCCCAACGATCCGGATGAGGAAGACAAACCCGATTCAGAGGATGACGCCAATGCTGATTGACCAATCCGGGCGGGTTTGGGCGATGCGCCGCGACGATGTCGTGGCGGGTCAGGCCCTGCAGCAACGGTGCGATGCGTTCGAGGGTGCAGTGCAGGACACTGCCACCGCGCCGGGTGAACCGCTGGACGGATCGTATTTCGCACGGGTGATCGACGGTGTG